GTCCTCTCACGGACAAAGCTAAGGCTCATAAGTCTGAACATGCGCTCGACGATATGGAGTGCGACTTCGAGATAGATAACTCCGGATCGCTGGCAGAACTCAAGGAAACGGTAGAGGACATCACTAAGTGGATCACCGGAGAGATGACAGAGGAGAAGTACACTTCGATGCTGATTGCTGCCAAGGATTTTGTCCAGTGCGCTATGAGCAGGCTTGAGCCTGAGGAAGTAGTAAAGTTCTTTAAAATCGCAACTAGGGAGCTCGACAATATTTGAGAGAGCTAACAATCCTCGTTGATGCAGATGATACGATCGAGTATTTGGCCGAAGCATGGATCGGTATGCTCAACGAGCGATATGGAACCAATGTTCGCGTCGAAGATCTGACGAGTTGGGAAATTCAGAAAGCATTTCCCGAGCTCACAAAGGAAGAAGTATATGCGCCGCTAAAAGATGAGGCGCTTTGGGATAGAGTACGACCGCGTGAGGACGCGGTCTACTATCTCAGGCGGCTCATTGAACGTGAGCATAAGGTATATATCGTAACGGCGACCAACCACGAAACATACAAAACTAAAATGGAGAAGGTGCTTCTCAGATATTTCCCTTATATACGTAGAACAGATGTTATCGTTGCTTACAACAAGAAAATGATTAGAGGAGATGTGCGAGTAGACGACGGGGTACACAACCTTAAAGGCTGCGATGGCTTGAAGATATTAATGGATGCCCCACATAACAGAAAGTTTGATGCCGAAGCTTACGGTATAAACAGAGTGAGCAATTGGCGAGATGCATACAACATGATATTAGATTACGCATTAGACTTAGAGGTATTTGGAAGCGAGGAAAAAGAGTGAAGATAGTATTGTATTCAACCGGATGTCCGAAGTGCTCAATCTTAAAGAAAAAGCTTGAAGCGAAAGGAATTGAGTACATAGAGAATAACCAGGTCGATGAGATGGTAGAACTGGGGATTAGTCATGTACTCGTTCTGTCCGTAGACGGAGAGCTGATGAGCTTCGCAGATGCAAACAGATGGATTAATGAATGTAAGGGGTGAGCAATATAGATATAAGCGTAAAACTTGATAGGAACTTTACAACCATATTCAACCGACTTAAAAATGAGGGTGGAGATACCCTCGCAAAGCTGAATGGCTTTTCTGATGAACAGCTTAGCTACACAGATTTCATCGATAACTTCGTAGACAAGTGTACAGTAGCCGATGCCAGCATAGACGGCAATGCAAATGTCGGACATAAGGATATAGTTTCTTTGGAAAATGAAATGAGTAAGCCTCATTCAAAGCTGCTCGGCTTTAATAAGATATTCTACGAAATCAATAAGAAGTATGGGTATCAGACCGCTGTTGAGTGGCTTACAGGAGAATGGGACGGGCACTTTTATATGCATGATGCCTACAACACCACATATAAACCATATTGTTTTGCGTATGACATCGAGGAACTAGTGAATAGAGGACTGTATTTTATCGAGAACTTCAACTCACAGCCGCCTCAACACCTTATTACTTACACTGATTTTGTCGCGGAGTTTATATCGTGGTGCTGTAATAGAACTTCAGGCGCAGTTGGTGTACCGAGCTTCCTTGTCTACTCATATTACTTTTGGATGAAGGACGTTAAAAGCGGTTACTGCCAGCGAGACCCCGATTATTATAGAGATCAAGAGTTCCAACGGATAATCTATAAGCTCAATCAGCCGTTCCTCAGGGGCGGCATACAGTCAGCATTCACTAACTTCACCATCTTCGACAAATCGTATCTTGAAGCGCTGTTTGGCGGCAAAGAATTCCCGGACGGTACATTTATAATCGATCAAATAGATGAGATTTTGGAATACCAAAAGAAGTTCATGCAGGTGCTCAGTCGTATAAGAGAGCAGAATATGATGACATTCCCGGTAATGTCATTCGCGCTTCTTCGTAAGGACGGTAAGTTTGTTGATGAGAAGTTTGCCAAGTGGTGCTGTGCTCACAATATGAAGTGGGCTGACAGTAACTTCTTCATTAGCGACGACATTAATAGTTTGAGCAACTGCTGTAGGCTTAAGTCAAATATCAAAGAACTGGGGTAAACATAAATGCCCGATTACCTATTTTCCTACGAATCGGTAGGGGTATGCAGTAAAAACATGCTAACGAGGAAAGCTAAGTCCATTGAACCGAGTGGATATGCCAATCTCGTGGAAGGAGACTTCGTGAAAAAAGCAATCTATAAGATTACGAATAACTTGAATAATAAGTGCTATATTGGTCAATCAAACGATCCTATGCACAGATGGGTATCTCACAAATCACATGCAAAAACGAATTTAGGTAAAGGGAAAGTCCCCTTGTATGATGCTTTGCGGGAAAGAGGAATCGAAAATTTTACATTCTCTGTTATCGGTTGGTTCGAAGATTATAACGAGAAGGAAAGAGAGTATATTAAACTGTATAATTCTCTTGTCCCAAATGGTTACAACATAATGTCTGGCGGAGAAGAACCTCCTCATCGATACGGGGAAGAGCACCACAATTCCGTATATTCGCAAGAATTGGTTGATAGTATAATAGACGATCTTTTAAGCAGGCAATATTCTCAAAAAGAAATTCAGCTTAAATATGGTGTTAGTCAACAACTGGTTACGGCGATCAACAGAGGGGCAACGCATCGCAAAGATGGTATCGAATACCCAATTATTAAAACAAGCAAATATCATATCTGCGATGAAGATTTCGATAAGATTGTTTATTTGTTAAAGAACAGCATTTGCACCTGTTCAGAAATTGCAAAGTATTTTGGAGTGGATACTTCTTCAATAAAAGCTATAAATGCTGGACGAAACCACTATTCTGAGAATATTAAATATCCTATTCGTAATTTTAGAGGAAGAGCGAACTCTCAGTCTGTAGAGACTATCCTCGCCAAGAGGAGTACGCTGGCTATTGATACGCCAGTGGAAATGTAGGTATGCACATTATGTGTATAAGAAATAGTCCAAGCCTTACGAAAGTAATGGACAACTTGATTTTAATTCCATCGGTGGCACAGCGCTTGAGGTTGGCAGCGTGAAGGTCAATACCATCAATCTCGCAAGGTTGGCGTATGAGAATACTCCCGACGAATACTTTGACAAGCTCAAAGACAGAGTGGTACTTTGCCTGAAAGCACTTGATTGTGTGCGTCATATAATTAAGCGAAACGTTGAAAAAGGTCTTCTGCCCAATTACTCTCTTGGTATCCTTAATATGCGGTCTCAGTACAACACAATTGGCATAATCGGTATTTACGAGGCTCTGCAAAAGTACGGACTCACATATAAAGACCAGTTGGGATATACATATTACACAGATGAAGGCATTGAATTTGCAAAACGAATTCTGTCAACGATCCACGAGGTTAAGAATGAATTTGCGGCAGACAAAGACTACATGATCAACATAGAACAGATACCGGGAGAGCGTGCGGCCAGTATTCTTATGCAGAAGGACAAGTTGTTTTTCCCTAATGAGGAGTATGAGCTGCCTCTTTACGGCAATCAATGGGTTCCTCTCGGAGTAAAGACTTCCATTCAGGAGAAGGTAAGGCTGTCTGCGATACTCGACGATGCCTGTTCGGGCGGCAGCATAGCGCACATAAATATTGACGCCCCATTTAAGGATTTCGATACTGCGTGGGAGATGCTGAATTACGTAGCAGACTCAGGAGTGACCTATTTTGCGTTTAATACAAGGATAAGCGCCTGTGAGCATAATCACGGTTTTTACGGAGACGTGTGCCCAGTGTGCGGCGGGCCAAAAGTCACCAGTTACCAGCGAATAGTCGGTTTCATAACGGCTGAGAAGACCTATTCTAAAGAACGCAAAGAAGAGTTCGGTATGAGAGACTGGTTTGATCTGAACGCCATGGAGGAGCTGTAATTGTGCTGTTAAAAACAATTATAGATGAAGATTTCGTCAACTACAAAGTCCCCTCAATGTTCATTGGAACCGCCTTTTGTGGCGGCAAGTGCTGCGTTGAAGCGGGTATCCCACTGTCGATATGTCAGAATGATGAGTGGCGTAAAGCAGAACCGATATTCGTTGAGGATTCGGATATTTGCAGGCGGTATCTGAACAACAGCATTACCAGTGCGATAGTTATTGGCGGACTTGAGCCTTTTGAGCAGTTCTCCGAATTGTGTGGGTTACTCGCTGCACTACGTAATGAATACAAGTGTAATGACGATGTGGTGATATATACGGGCTATTATCCGGATGAAATCGTTACTGAAATTGAACTGCTAAAATTCTATAGGAATATTATCGTAAAGTTCGGAAGATATATTCCGAATAAACCTCATCGATATGACGAAGTGCTCGGTGTAGAGCTGGCATCTGATAACCAGTTTGCAAAAAGAATATGCTAAAAAAATAAGCGGCCTAACAAGGCCGCTTAAACTATAGGAGATTATATGAAAGTTTCACTCAATCCTGATGCTGAGTATGTAAAAGAAGTCAGAGCAAAGCTGAAGGCTAATAACGGACACTGTCCGTGTGTGATAGAGAAAACCAAGGATACAAAGTGTATGTGTAAGGAGTTTCGTGAGCAGATAGACAGGGGAGAGACTGGTTTCTGTCATTGCGAACTATATTACGCCCAAAACTAAAAAGGAGACCAAGATGAAGTTATTTAAAAGATGGATGAAGAATCCTGTGGTAGAGGAGGAGTTAGTTCCTGATACAGAGTACGAATGGCTGTTCAATCCTTGTGTCGGAGATTGTAGTGATTGTGTGTGTATGAATACATGCGCAGACAGTACATATCACGAGATATTCCCGGAAGATTTAGCTGCTGCGGCATTAATGTTGTCAGGACTCATAGACAATGCAAAAGACCCGAGGATCGATAAGTTTTGGGAACTCTTCGAGAGCGGTATGATGCGAAACGGTTTTATGTCGGAGGACTGATATGAATACAGTAGCGAAATTTGAAAAGGTAAGTTTTGATGAATACTACAAAACGATAAAGCCTCTGTTACCCAGTGACTGGACTGATGAGGAAATAAAGCAATCGTGGGAAGATATTGAGTTGCCAACTCGCGCAACATCGGGTTCGGCAGGATACGACTTTCATGCGCCCGTGGGCTTCACAGTTGCTCCGGGAGTGCCTATCGTGGTGCCTACGGGCATCAGAGTAAGAATCGCTGATGGTTGGCTGCTCATGTGTGCTCCTCGCAGTGGGTTGGGATTTAAGCATGGTATGTCGTTGGCAAATACCGTTGGAATTATTGATGCCGATTATTATCACTCGGATAACGAAGGGCATATCATGGCAAAGGTGTGCTCAAAAAACCAGGTTGAAATTGAGTACGGTCAAAAGTTTATGCAGGGTATATTCTTGCCGTTTGGCATCACAGAGGATGATGCCACGACTACTGAACGTAATGGTGGTTTCGGCTCGACCGATA